AAGGAAGAGGCGGCGCGTGTGGTAGGGGCGGACCCTACCGACGCCCGACTTACTGATGTTCTGCCGCAGGTTGACGCTGACATCAAACAGGCAACCGGACGCGACTGGACGGCAGACGATCCAATAAAACCGGAAGCGAAGAGAGCGGCGCGCATTCAATTGGCGCTGGAATATGATCTGATGACAATGCAGCCAAATCAGATAGAGGCGCTGAACCGCGCTCTTGTAAACGCCTTGGTTAAGTTGGAATATTTAGTTGAAGATTCCAGTACCGCGGAGGTGACCTAATGTTTTATTTTAATCCGGGGCAGCTTGACCAGAGGGTTAATGTACTGGAATTGCAGCAGACCGGAATCACCTACAGTTGGGCCGAAAAGCGAACGACATACGCTTCCGCTGAAATCCAGAATAAAACAAACCTGTTTTCGCAGGTGGGTATCGGTGTAAAATCCGTGAAATTCACTATGCGAAAGCAGGACTTATCCTTGTTTAATGCTTTCCGTTGGCAGGAAGCTTTTTATTTCTTGACAGATATCAATGAAATCGACCGCATGTATTATGAAGTCACAGCGGCCAGAATTGAGCCGAAAACCTGTAAGATGACGCGGATTAACATTACGAAAAATGAGTTGAAAAACCCCGTAAAGGGAAAAAACGAAATTATGACTTTCCCCGGGTGCCTTGTAGAAAAGTATATGGGCTACGCGCAGCAGAAGCCGCAGGCCGTCAGCGATATGCAATATGTACTGGTTACTCCGAAGGTTATCGAGTTGAAGCTTGCCGATCTGGTGGAAATCGAGGAGAACACCTATAACGTGCAGATTGCACACACGCTTGACCAGTACAAAAACGAGTACGAAATTGCAGTTCAGAAGGACGTGGGGAAATGAATCATATCGCGCCGATTCCAATTGAATTTCTTGAACAGCAGCGGAATGTTTCATCTGATGGTCTGGACGGACTTACAAACGATCTTAACGATATCCTGAACAAATTCCCGCAAAAACGCCGGGAACTGCATGAAAGACTCGGACAGATGATGCAGGAAGAAGTCGATGCGCAGATTGCACAGGCCGGTTTTAAAGGCGGAGGGGAAAGGCTCAAAAGCTGGCAGGAAACGGAGGTCGGCAGCGGCGGCG